CCCGGCTGCGACACACGCTGCGGAGAACAAGAGAGTCTCAAGCGGGAAACAGAAGCCATTACCCATACTGCAGAACTTCTCGTAAGCCAAAAGCTCACTATTCAGTTCATATAGATGACTGCGAGTCCTGTCCAAAAGACGGAACCAGCTGTCAGGGAGCAGATAGCGCACCAATGATTTCGATATGCTATCCGAAGCGGATGACAAATCGATAGTCACGAATGCGTTCTCATCATCAGTAAGTGACCCCTGACGGGCCATTTCCTGATTTAGCTCCTGGCTAGTCAGATCGATACCGACTTTGGCAAGCTTCTCACGAAGCACCAGGTCGATACCTTTCTGCACATAGACGTTAAGTAATGGCTCGATCGATATAGTCCTTTCGGTCTTAGCGGTCTTCGGCACGAAGCTTATCTTGTTGTAGTTGACTTCATGGATTCGACCGAGATATGCCGCAAAGGCATAGCAGGGGTCGAGGCAGACTAATCCATGGCTCCCACGCTCGAGCAAAAGCTCAGAGTAGTGGAAGTTATGGGAGAGCCCGCCGAATCCATGGTGCAAGGCACCGGGTGTAACGGACCACTTCTCGCAGTTAAGTTTCGCGAGTATGTGGGTAGCATCACCGTGTACACCTACTGAGGCGCCACCCCCGAAATCGCACATGTCGAAAATGTTGCTATAGGATGGCCGGCCACCAATGGTGGATCGAATCCATCTTCTTGCAACCCGGGTTTTATCAAGCTCACGATCGCGAGATCGGTGGGAATTGATAAAGCGGAACTTGCGATTGACACGAGCGGATCGCTTTTCAGCTTTCCAAAATGTGTCTCTCGCGTTCTGCTCCGGATTGAAGCCCAAGGCCCGTGAGGGCCAGGGGTACTTCTTAACGAGTAGTGCGAACTGATTCGCGACGAAATGTTGTGTCGCGTCCGAATACAACTGTTTGGACAGTGAATCAGCCGCTTCATACAGCTTCTTAAAGTCTCGGCTCCGCAAAGCGGAGCTGTACTCTTCAAGGAAACTGTACTGGCGGTGGGAGTCTAGCAATCTGCTAAGTACCCTAAGGTAAACCTTAAGGCACTTTGCCTTCAGGTTCCCCTGCAGGAGAGTGAACGCTGTTGCTCTGGGTCTCATAACGAGGCTCCGGATGCCGCCTGTCGATAACTTCGATAAGGCGGAGGGTTACGACGATCCCCGCTAACGCGAGGACAAAAGCGCCAAAGGCTTTCACGAAGGGAAGCTGACAACCTACTGGTTGATCAGCTGCTTCTTGATCAAGTCCTTGAACGCCGCCGTCGCAAACCAGGCCGAGAGATCGGCCGCAGCAGTGTCCACATCGGCAGAGGAGAAACCGACAGGACACTGGACATTCATGTCCAGGATCAGGTCGCCCGAAGGGGTAGCAGCACCCGTGAGGGTGAGCGTACGCGTCAGCTTTGCCTGCACACGTCCGACACCGGAAAACACAGCAGTCGGCTTCGGAGCCGTGCGAGCCAGCTTCATCGTGTCCTTGACGGTCACGGTGTTGAGCGGGCCCACATAGCCCACAGAATCCTTCTGCATGGAATCCGCGGTGTAGGACTTGGCATTGATGGTGAGAGACATGGATAAGTTCCAAGTGTGAAGGTCCTTAACAGACCAGTTTAGAGGAAACGCCTAGTGGCGTCTTGGTGCAGACATTGCACCGGTAACGCCCAGCACCTTGCCAAAGCGCTGAGCAGCGAGAGCGAAAAGATTCGCCATTCGAGTCGCACTATCGAACCTAAAGTCCGATCGAACGACTACTTGTGGCGTATCTAGAGGCCGACGCTTCTTGGTCACTTCTGTCACGGACACTGTACCGGAAGGCATTCCCAGTATAGTGTAAGTGGTAGGGTCCTTGAGTACAAAGCTGGACATCGAGTTGATGTTCTGCAGAGTCCTCTTGGCCGTAAGGCAGCTTCCAAGTTGTTTCCAACCGACTGCAGGGGCTAAAGCACCGAGGTAATCCCCGATGTTTAGGAAGTAATCGTAGACCCAGGAACAACTCACAAGCTCCCAAGGGAGCGTCATGAGTCCCTTAGGGGAGAGACCGAAATCATCCCAAAAGGTTGAATCGATCTCGTCTAAGGACATAGCACGGATGATCACCTCCTCAGTTGAACGACGAGTCCAGCTGAGGTTGGTGGCACCGTACGATGTTACAAACGACTGAGAGTTCTCGCCGTAGAGGCGAAGCTTCTCTCTAGAAGTCTTCCTTTCGCTACGTACAGTCTTTCGGAGCGCTGACATGATGTTGTTGATGTCACCGACTATGGGACGAATCCCAAAGCGGTAGGTGAGCCAGAGGTCGGCGGCTGTCTTAACGACAGCACGAGACCCCTGCCCCTTCTGAGAAAGAGAACTGACATGGTTTAACCAGCCAGTAAGCCTTCCCAGAGGGGATCTAAACATCCCTATCGTCTTCTCAGCTTCAGCGAGGGTTTCGTAGAGGTTTGAGTCTCCACGTCCACGCTTGTTGAGAAGGCCCGTTGAAGCCTCAATTTCTGCTCGACGAAGGTCAGCAGGGTCGAGAACTCCATAAATGATCGGGGCATTGCTGCCATCGATCACCTCCACCGGACATATATCGACCATAGGCGTCCCATCGGTCATCCATTCCGCCCTCTTAGACGGATTGGAGCCGCAGATGACGTTCTTGTGGTCGCGTATATAGTAGCCGGAACCGGAGACACTGTAATCCCGTTGCGACCGCGACATGTTGTTAAAGAAGATTTCTCCTCTTGCGACACGCTTGTGGAAGCCCGGGATAATCGCATCCGCCATGCTCTCTACGCGACCGGTTACGCCATAATTGGATCCAGCAAGGACCCAAGCATTGACGCAGCCGTTAGCGTTTGAGAGCGTTTGGATAGGCACTCTGGTCAAATGACCTCGTGCTCGGTTGCGAGTGCTCATGAACGGACAAACTCCTTCGTGGGTTGGGGGATACTTACCTAGTACCCCAGAGGTTTCTCTTCGTAACGAAGAAGATCTAGGTTCCTAAGGCGATGCGTCAGAAGGTTCCTATGGAGTAGCCGGTCACTTCGAGTAGTCGAACGAAAACACAGGTAAAACCCGTGTTAAGGTTGACGTAGACGAAGGCCGGCTTCCTTACATAGGAAGCTTTGTCAGCATCGGCCTTAAGATCCGCGATCCACTCTGAAAAGTCAGCCATAACGGCTTCCTCACCAGAGCTAAGTTCGGATGGATTAGCTTCCATCGCGATTATCAGAGCGTTCCAGCAAGCACGGAAGTGGTCGCTGGTAATGCTTTGACTCTCGTCCACCAAAATGATGGATTGGAGATCGACTCTAGATGAGAAATTACGC